CTTCCTTATAATAAGATGGACGAGCAAGAAAGAAGGGAATTTTGGGGAAAACTAAATCAAATAAGGCAGGAAACAAGAGAAAGGCAAACTCCTCTAGGAAAAGCTTTGCATGCAGCATTTTCAATGGCTCTCAATACCAATACTGTTTCCACTATTGGCAGAGCAGTAAAGGCCGCGCTAGATAATTTAGGGTTTAACGTTAATCCAAATGAAGTTGAGCAAGCTGCTAGACATGCGTTTGAGGTTTCAACTCAAGGACCTTTAGGTGCTGGCGGAACTTCAATAGGAGCAAGGAATGATTCTTTTATAGAAAACTTTCTTGCCAGTCTTCCTGCTTCCCTGGATGAAGAGCCTTGGATGAAAGGTCTTAACGAAAGACAAATTCAATATTATCTTGATAGACCATCAGAATTAGAATGAGTTCGTAATCTTTATGATCAAATGAATCCTAGTTAGGTGTAACAACGGTGTAACAACAGGAGTTTAAAATGGTAACAAATCAAATAAGAGCAATGGATAGGATGTTTGAGCGCATGATGGGGATGACGGGGCACCGCTCTCCACTTGCAATGGTTGAATCTACAATGGACAGGATGGAGTCGATGCTTAGCTCGATTCCAACTAATGGTGAACAATTCACGGTATGGAAGCTTACCCCTACGAAGTATAGGACAGAGTTCCAAGAGGATGGTTCCATCCTGTTCAAAGTTGTAGAGGAAGGAAAATTTTCTGAAGAGCTGCAAGGACCTGATGTAGAAAATGCCGATAAAAAGGTGTAGTTTAAAAGGCGGAAAGAAGGGGTATAAGTGGGGCGACAAAGGCAAATGTTATCCCACCCGCTCTCAAGCTGAGAAACAAGCAGCTGCAGCTCACGCCTCTGGATATAAGAAGAAGTGAGCTTCCCGGAAATATCTAAAGATGTTTTCATTGATACTAAAAATTCAGAAGCAGCAATTGCATTTGCTTCTTGGGCCAGGTCTGCGGAGTATGATCAAGTTGTTGAGGCATACGCTAAGTGTCATAACGATCCTAATATTGATGATTCCTTTATTCGCGCTCTTGGGCAGCTTGACAGGTATTATCTTGGCGTTTTTCTATGCAATCGTCATGACATGCTGCATCCTTGGATATATGAAAGATGCCGTGAAGTCGAAAGTGATAGAGATAGAAGACTCGATCTTTGGGCGCGTTTTCATTATAAAAGTTCTATAATAACATTTCTTGGTTGTATTCAGGAAATACTATGTAATCCAGACATAACAATAGGGATACTATCTTACTCTGCAAAACAGGCAAAGCCTTTTCTTAGACAGATAATGCAGGAGTTTGAGTCAAACGAAAAGCTTAAAGGATTATATCCTGATATACTATACGAAAAGCCAAAGCAGTATGCTCCTAAATGGGCGGAGAACGAAGGGCTTTGCGTCAAAAGAAAATCAAATCCTAAAGAACAGACAGTAGAGGCCCATGGTCTTGTAGATGGCCAGCCAACCGGAAGACACTTTGGTTTAATTATTTATGATGACGTTGTTGTGCAGGAGAGTGTGTCAACTCCAGAGCAGATTGCGAAGACAACTACCCAGTGGGAACTGTCATTAAACCTTGGCTCTACGCATGACCCAAGATATCAATATGCAGGAACCAGATATTCCTACGGAGATACGTATGGCACAATCCTGCAAAGAGCCGCGGTAAAACCAAGAGTACATACAGCGACTCACAATGGCCAGATGGACGGGATACCAATCTTCCTAACAGAGGAAAGATGGGAAGAAATAAAAAAGACTACATCCACTTATACTGTAGCTTGCCAACAATTACTTAATCCAATTGCGGGAAGTGATGTATCATTTAAATCTGAATGGTGGAGAGAGTGGGAGGTAAGACCGTATACAATGAATGTATACATTATGGTCGATCCAGCAAGCTCTAAAAAGAAGGAGTCTAATAGGACCGCTATGTGCGTGGTCGGTGTAGATTCAAACTACAACAAGTTTCTTTTAGATGGTGTTTGTCACAGGCTTAGCCTTTCCGAAAGATGGGACTTTCTAAAGAAGTTAAGAATTAAATGGAAAAGAGCCCCCGGCGTTAGAGAGGTAAAGGTAGGTTACGAAAGGTATGGGGCGCAAAGCGACATAGAACATTTCAATGAAATGATGCGTATAGAGGGAAGTAACTTTCCTATATATGAATTGAACTGGGTTGGTGGAGGAGGATCGCAATCCAAAAAGGATAGGATACAAAGATTAGAACCAGACCTTAAAGATGGGTCATTCTATTGGCCTTATCCAACAGATAAAAAAATGCTTACATCTTTGCAGATGGATGTTATTGACAGGAAGCAGGACTTCCTTGTCTCTAAAAAAATTATGCGCAAGGATGAGAACGACCATTTGTATGACCTTACTAAATGGGTAAGGGATAATGAGTACAATCTTTTCCCAACAATACATCCAGACTTCCTAGATGCTTTATCTAGAATCTATGATATGGATGCTACACCTCCAATTTTAAGATCATATAGAAAATTGGAACCTGAAGCTGAGGCGGCATACTGATGGCAAGAACTAGAAAGATAGGCAGAAAGACATACAGGCCTAGGCGTGTAGCTTATCAAATGACTAACTCTAGAAAATTCTATGAGAAGCAGCCAAGGGATTTCCCTTATGGGATTCTTCCTTATGTTCAACCAGGATATTGGATCGCAGGATATTGCGCGGACGAAACATGAAAAACCTATTACTAGTCTTGTCATTGCTTATGTCGCCCGTTATTGCGCAAGAGACACCAAGCCCTCTACCTCCTGCTGGAATTAAACCCATACAGGTAAGGATGCAATTGTATTGTGCCGATTCGTTTGAGTATCTTATGGATATGTTAGCCATAGAGTTTCAAGAGACTCCAGTGATGATGGGTTATCTAAAAGAAGGTGATGAGCCTAATACATTGGTATACTTTGTTAATAAAGATAGAACTCAATCCACTGTAGTTATAACAAAGAAAAATAAAGTTAGAGAGGAAGCCTGTATAGTCTGGTCTGGCAAGAGCCCTAGCGGTATGGCTATTAGCATTAACCCGTCACCACAGTTCCCTGAGAAAACCTAATGGACCCGTCCATCATGGCAGACGCCTTAATAGGCGTGATATTATTCCTTGGTGGATGGATAGTTAAAAGAATATTCTCACAGATAGACAGGCTACACGCTAGAGTGACAGACCTCGCTACTCAGACTGTCAGCCGCGCTGAGTTAGATACTCATATAGATAGAATTCTTGACAGGATAGATACCCTTGAAAAGCGTCTATTAAACAAATGAGTGACATTGAGGTATCAGATAAAACAAGCGTTGGTCTTCCTCTTAGAAATTTAATTGGGCTAGCAAGTGCTGTTGCAATAGGTACATGGGCTTGGTTTGGCCTACAAGAAAGATTGAATGTAATAGAAACGAATCAGATTCTGATGCAGAAGTCTGTAGAGCAGAACGAAAATTTTCGTATAAAGTGGCCTCGAGGTGATCTCGGCGCACTCCCTGCAGATGCTGAACAGTTCATGTTGCTAGAGCATCTAGCAAAAGAGTTTGCAAAATTACAGGTAATAATAGAAACAGGAAAGGCTCCATACGACCAACAGCAAGCACTCACTCTAGACTTCTTCAAACAACGAATCGAAAATTTGGAGCGTCATGTTGAAGCCTTAAAGGATAAAACAAGTGAGATAAAAGCCTCGAACGGAAACGGAGCGCATGAATGAAAATAACAATGATGATTCTTATCTTGTATCTTAATGGTTCTATTATAGAGTTTATGGGTCATCACGAAACTGATGATGGGTGGGAACGTATGGGAATGAGTGGTTGCTTGCAGGTAAAGCGCACACTAAAGCGTAATGGTTGGAAAGATAGCGCGGAAGGTAAGACAAGGTACGCTTGTGAGAATAGGACAGTAGAACTTAAAACTAATTGGGAAGGTAATGAGGTGGTGGCCTCTATAATTAAATGAACCACTTAAAGGAAAATAATGAAACGTATTTACGACACTTACGAAAAGCAATGTATATTAGTGTTTGTATGTTGGG